GGGGAATATACTACCGATATCCCCATTTCTCCAATTGCCTTCGCCGCTTACTTGAAGGTGTACGATGAGTACTACCGTGACCAAAATCTACAATCTCCTCTTTTTGAGCCATTACAGCCCGGAGATAATTCCGTTGGTTTTTCCACTTGGCTTCAGGAGAGCCCATTGTATCGTGCATGGATGCACGACTACTTTACGTCTGCCCTTCCTTTTGCGCAGAAGGGCGATTCCGTTCAATTACCGCTTACTGTTGCCAACGGGCAAAACGTCTATTACGAGAACCAAGGAGGTACCGCAGCCGAGAACACCATGATCGTTGTTGACGTCAATGGCGATCCTATAAATCCCGGTGGCGGTGCTCCTTCGCTTAACGTTGAGGCCGGCCCTACTCCTTTAACTTCCGGTCTTCGTGCAGGTGGTAATCCCGCAGCTATTGACCCTAACGGTTTGCTCAAGGTAGATGTGCAAGGCGATGCAGTCGACATAAATACTGTTCGCCGTGCTTTTCGTTTACAGGAATGGCTTGAGCGCAATGCCCGTGGCGGTACCCGTTACGTTGAAAACATACTCGCTCATTTTGGCGTAAAATCTTCCGACGCCCGTTTACAACGTCCCGAATATCTTGGCGGTGCGAAACAGAAAATGGTCATTTCCGAAGTGCTTGCAACCGCTGAAAACACCGAAGCGGGTGTAAATGTCGGCCAAATGGCCGGTCATGGAATTTCTTACGGCGGTGGAAACCGCTTTACCTATCGTTGCGAAGAACATGGATACATTATCGGAATCATCAACGTTCAGCCTGTTACAGCTTACCAAGATGGTCTTCATCGCTCTTTCTCCCGCTTTAGTCGTCTGGATTACGCGTGGCCGACATTTGCAAACATCGGAGAACAAGAAGTTCTCCAAAAGGAAGTCAAAGCGAGGGTAGCTGCTGGCGATCCAAACCGCGTTTTTGGTTATGTGCCCCGTTACGCGGAATATAAATTTATGAATTCTCGCGTCGCCGGTGAAATGCGTTCCAGCCTCGATTTTTGGCACCTTGGACGCCAATTTGCAACTGATCCCGCTTTAAATGAGCAGTTTATTAAATGCGTTCCCGATACCCGTATTTTTGCTGTCACTGATCCAGATGTTGATCACATTTACGCCCATATCTTTAACCGTATCAAAGCCGTTCGTAAACTTCCCAAGTACGGTATACCTACTATTTAGCATGGCTTGTGATTCCCCCTTTTACGTGATGCCCAAAGGAGGGCTTGAAAAGGTACCGGTCCCGTGTGGCCGGTGCCCTCCTTGCAAACTTCGCCGCGTTAACGGCTGGGTATTTCGCTTACTTCAAGAAGAAAAGCGGTCTACAACAGCTCATTTTGTAACTCTAACTTACAACACTGATCATGTTCCTATTACTGCCAATGGCTTTATGTCGCTTAAAAAGCGTGATCTTCAACTTTATTGGAAACGTTTAAGAAAATTGCAAGATGCGAAAATCAAGTATTACGCCGTCGGCGAATATGGAACCAAGAACAAACGTCCACACTATCACGCAATTGTTTTCGGTGTTGAAAAGGCCGAACACTTTCATACTGCGTGGCAACTCGGAGACGTTCACATTGGTACCGTATCTGGCGATTCTATCGCCTACACGCTTAAATACATCGACAAGCCGCCGCAGACGAAACATTCGCGCGATGACCGCATGCGTGAGTTTTCGCTCATGTCTAAATCGCTCGGCGACAACTATCTTTCAGACCAAGTCCGCGCCTATCATGGCGCGGACGTTTCCCGCATGTATCTCACCCGGCCCGGTGGCAACATTATTGCTATGCCGAGATACTACAGAAATAAGCTATATACTGACGACCAACAAAGACAACAGGCGCATATTGCGCAGATTGTTACAGAACAACAAGAGGCACAACAACAAAAACAGTTTGCCCTACTTGGCTACAAGGATTACACGTTCGAGCAGTGGAAATCCTCTGGCAGGTATGGCAGACATAAACATTTTTACTCATGTCAAAAGGAAAGACAGTAACGCCCCATATTGTTAACTGGCGTACCGCCATATCAATGGGCATTAAACATTCCCGTCCCGAGGTCAACACACTTCCTAGCCTTACCGTTCCCGGTATGACCATGTCATTAGAGGAACTGTTACGCCGCTATGTACGTGGCGAAAACGTCCAAACCTTCCAAGCGCAGTACGCAGGAGAGGAAGACATACCGGACTTTAACGGCATGTCTGAAATGGATAAAATCGACATGGCAAAGGATTTAAAACAATTTGTTGCAGAACAACAATTTAAACTTAAACCCGAACCTTTACCAAAACCCGAACCGGCTCCGGTTCCGGAACCCACTCCCGAACCAGAACCAACACCGCAAAAGTTAACGTAATGTTAACGCGCACGGTATTTGTGTAAACTTGTTCGGAAAACAACTTTACTTAGCGCCACCTTTTGGGGTAGGGCCCCCAAATGGTGGTGGTAAGTAAAGTAGCCCTCGGCAGGAGATACCAAAGCTTACAAAAGCCTAGCGCAGCGCAGCCATAATACTACTTGATGTATTATGGCTAATTGACACCACCCACCCCACCAAAGACCAAGAAGGTCGCAGTAAGTTCTACGGGGAGCAAAGCGAAGCGACGCGACTACAAGGAACGCAACAAGACCGTTAAGGTCTTACGTGGGGGGGCGGTTCAATAAACAAACTAACACAATTTTTTTTTAAAAATTAAATATTAATCTAATATGCCTTTACCTTTAGCCGCAATAGGAGCTTTAGCCGCAGGAGGCGGCGCAGCTCTAAATTCAGGCTCTACAATCTTTACCAATTTTGCGCAGCAAAAGCACAACCGCAAAATGTACGAACTCCAGAAGCGTGACAATCTCGCATTCTGGCATCTCCAAAACCAATACAATTCTCCAGAGCAGCAAATGGAACGCCTCAAAGCTGCCGGACTTAATCCAAACCTTGTGTACGGCCAAAGCAGTGGAGCTGCTAGCGGCCAAGCCTCACCAGTCTCAACACCCGATGTCCAGAATACCCAATTCAGAGATCCTCAAATTGGTGGCGCAGTTTCTTCTGCTGGCCTTGCTTATCTTAGTGCTATTACTGACTTAGAGATCAAACAGGCTCAACTCGATAATTATCGTGCCCAAAATCAGGTTATTAGGCAAGAGTATGAGCTCAAAAGTGCTTATACAAACCGCTCTAAATTCGACCTCGAATTTGAGTCCGAACTCCGTGGCACCTCTGCCGATGCACGTCGTGAACGTCTTCGCCAGCTCAAAACTTCTACTGATATTTCTATCAATGAGGACATACGTCGTGCGCTCCTTACTACCTCAAACCTCCAACAGGCTGCCGAACGTGTCGCCACTATGCGACAGCAGCAGCTTTCGATGGCACAACAGCGCGCACACTCAAAAATGGAAATGTCCCGTATCCGTATAGAAAAGGAGCGTCTCAACGCCGTTATTTCTAATACCAAAATGGATACCATACTTAAAGAGAAGGAATTGGAACTTCGCAAAGCAGGTATTAACCCTAACGATCCTATGTGGGCCCGTATTGCCGGGCGCGTTCTCGCTGATATTTTTGGATATGACGAATCAGACGACATACCTTCTGTCATGGATTTTTTTACCAAACGTTTTAAATAAATGAAAATCATTTTTAATGGCAACGTTGGTACTATTGTACCTTCAAAACATAATGGCCGTCGCGCTCTTGTTTCTTACATTGCGCGCCTGCGTTTTCGTCACTTTTTTAAAAACACTAAGTATGCGTAACTATCGTCGTGGCGGCCGTGGCCGTCGTTCATTTTCTCGTCGCCGTCGTGGCGGATCAAGCCGGTCTTACTACGTTGCTCGTGGAGGTATCCGGCTCTGACATTGCCTCTCGTGCCCGTCGTGTTTATTCTTTTTTATTGCTTGAACGCAGGATGAAATATTACCACGATTGGGTACTTTCTCACCCCGAGGCGCAGCCGCTGCCCTCTTTACCTTCACCACAACTGTCGTTATTCTAATGGCAAGAAACATTTTTAATTCCGTTAAATTTCCCGGTGTCGATACCAATAGTTTCGACCTTTCACATGCTTTAAAGATGTCATTTAGCATGGGCGAACTGGTTCCTACTGTTGTCATGGATTGTGTCCCCGGGGACAAGGTAACTATAAACGTTGAGAATCTTCTCCGTTTTGCTCCCCTTGTATCGCCTGTCATGCATGATGTCAATGTCACTACCCATTTTTTTTTCGTTCCCAACCGTTTAACGTGGCCTGAGTGGGAACAATGGATTACGGGTAACAGTGATGTACAAGCCCCTTTTATAACCGTTGGTCCAGGCGGCGACGTGTCCACTGTTGTCGAAGGTTCCCTTGCTGACTACATGGGAATCCCCACTGGGGAATATACTACCGATATCCCCATTTCTCCAATTGCCTTCGCCGCTTACTTGAAGGTGTACGATGAGTACTACCGTGACCAAAATCTACAATCTCCTCTTTTTGAGCCATTACAGCCCG